TACGATGAGCAAAACGATGCCGAGCCTTTACGCCGACGACATCGCCGAGGCTAAGTCCGAGGCTAACAAAGTACGCAAGGCGGTGCGGGAGTTTCAAGAGGCCGCCCCCGCACCGGTGCTCGAGCCGACGCTCGGTGACGTATTTGAAAAACTCGTCGACATGATCGTCAAGCGCGTAGTCGCCGAGGTGCGTAAAGAGTTACCCGCGGCCTCACCCACCGCACCGATCTTTGCCGAGGCTAGTGCCCGGATGGAAGAGCGCCAGCGCCGACAGGCTGAAAACAAGGCGCGTCCGACCATTGACGTATTGATCATCGGGCTTAACGGTTGGCAGTTATCAGCGATTGAAGATCTTGAAGATAAGTTGAACATGGACTTCCGTATGTTGAACGCGGAGGAAGCCAAGACGCGGCCTTACCTCAACCGCACGTACACCATCCTGATGACCAAGTTCATCTGCCACGCGGTACAAGACAAATACCGCTCGGCTAACAATTTGACGTATTGTAACGGCGGGGTCACTGAGCTCCGCACCCTTTTGAACAGCATCGCGGAGAAGCACAAATGATCAATGAGTTGATCAATCTTCACATCATGCAAGGTAAAGAGCTGGTCGACCTATACAACCGGTACAGCTCTAACAAGGTGCTGCGGTTCAGCGACCGGGCTACCGCTATAAAGCGATGCACGCAGGTGCTCACTGAGGCCGCACTGCGCCAGCCCGAAGTGATCAAAGACCGACCGAACATGAAGGACTCGCTCAAACTCGACCGCACTATTCAGTGCGTTGAGGACGGCGAGCTCGTCGGCGTGTGGCCGAACGCTCACCAGATGTGGAAGGATCGCCCCGACCTGCTCACTAGCAGCCAGCAAGACCGCCTGACCAAGCAGTTGTACTCGGCTGCTAAACAAGGCGTCCGGCTCGTCGTAACGATAAACGATCGGCAGTTTTCACTTGTTAACGTCGCAGGAGTGAATTGATGAACACCGTATTCCCGCAGTTGACTCTTGACCGTGAACAGGTACATTGGGAAGACTACTTAGGCACACTCACCCCGTGGGAAAACCGCGGCGGTATTCACTTCAAGCGCGATGACTACTTTGCCCCGCTCGGTTATGGCGGCCCCAACGGTAGCAAGATGCGCCAACTCATTTGGTATATCAACCGTTACCGGCCCGGTAAGAACCATATTGTCACCGGTGCGAGCATTCAGTCGCCACAGCTCAGCATGAGTGCGATCGTCGGGCAGCACTACGGGTTACAAGCCCGGCAGGTGGTTTATAGCAAGCCGGAAACCGTGCTCAAACATGAGAATCCGCGCATCGCCGCGGGGTTCGGTGCGGTGTTTGAATACGCCAGCGGCCCGTATAACCCGATTATTCAAAATAAAGTCGTCAACCTGACCAAGCCTAACTCGCTCGTAGTTGAATATGGTATCACGCTCCCACATGACCGCTACCCGGCTGACGATGTGCGCAAGTTCCACGAGGTCGGCGCAAACCAAGTGAGTAATATGCCCGAGCAGGTTGAGACGCTTATCGCCCCGGCGGGTTCGTGCAACTCGCTGTGTAGCATACTGCTCGGTCTGAGCCGCGACCCTAAAAATGTCAAGCGGTTGTTCACTATCGGTATCGGCCCCGAAAAGCGCGATTGGGTCGAGGAGCGTATGGGCTTGATGGGTGTTGATACTAATTGGCTACCGTTCAAGTGGGAACACCACAGCCTACACACGACCAAGTTCGCCAAGTACAGCGACAAGTTCACCGGCGAGAACTTTGAAGGCATTACGTTTCACCCGACCTACGAGGCCAAAATGTGGCGGTGGCTCCGGCAGAACCCGAACGCGCTGCCGCGCAACGATACCGTAGGCTTTTGGATCGTAGGCTCGGCTCCGAGCACTAAAGTGATTGAACCGTTTTTCACCCGGAGGTTGTCATGAGCGACAAACTGCTACAGTATGAAAAGCTGCTTAAAGCACACGATTGGTACTACGACTATTCAGACGATCACCGCGCATGGCGTAAAGGTTCAGACGAGTTTGACGCTCTGCGTAAACTCCGTAACGAACTGAAAGAAGAGTTTGATGTTAGGGTGCTTGATCAAATATGGAACAAGTACTCTCCGTTCTCAAAAGAGACGCAGTCATGATCGACTACCGACAGCCCCAACACCGACGCGACTACTTCACGCGGTTGTACGAGCTCAACCTGACCCGCGGTATTATGCCGGGGCTGGTTTACTTGTACATGCCCGCGCTCGCCGAGCGTTATAACTGGGACGATGAACAGCGGCTTTGGTTCGCGTTCCTGAACGGTCTCACGCAGAACCCGATCACGTCGCTACGTCTGTTTCAACAACTACCCGAGGTGCCCCCCGCCCACGCGCCGCTCACTCGGTTTGAGCGGTGGTTCAACGATAACTGGGAGACACTGCAGTTTGACACTGATCGCCGGTATCAAAAGAAAGACACCGTCGACGCGATCAAACTCTACGCGCCGATCGTCGCTACGCTCGGCTCTCAAAAGGCGCTCTTTCAGGGTCATCCGTTCTCATTCCTGTGGGAATCGGTACGTCACGGGTTTCACTCGTTCGGCCGACTGTCCGCGTTCAGTTACCTAGAGTATATCTACTTAAACGGGTTCGGCGCAGACTGCGATAACCTGCATTTTGACGACAAGTCGGGCAGCAAGTCTCACCGCAACGGTATGATGTTCCTGCTCGGTCAAGATCAATACGTGTGGGACAAGCGTATGCCGAACGGGTTTGACGGCAACTACCCGGACTTCAAAAAGATGTGCGACTGGTTGGACTCTCAGTCAGTAGCCTACCTTGCTAACTTCCGTATAACTCACCCCAACGTACCGCATGTGGGTAAGTTTACGCTCGAGTCTAACCTGTGCACTTTCAAGAATCACTTTTTCGGTCGTCGCTACCCCGGCGTCTACGCAGACATGGCGCAAGAGCGTATTGAATGGGCTGATGAGCGCGGCCAGCAAGACGTTACCGCGGTGTTCAAAGACATCCGCGCCGGGTTGCTCCCCGAGTGGCTTCGGTGTGAATGTGAACCCGAACGGCTAACACTCAAGCAGAAGGCGAAGCAGTTCGCTGATACCGGCTATCCGTACCGTGGAGAGCACTTCCTATGAAGCACATAATACTGCGCATTGCTGGCACGTTTGGTTCCGGCAAGACCACCGCGATGCGGGAGTTCATGACCCGTTACCCGACGACCGAGCTACGCAACTCGGCTAACAAAATCATGGGGTACAAAACTGACGCGAGCAGTGCGGGTGTTAACATACCGCTCTACATTGTCGGTAAGTACGATAACATCTGCGGCGGTACCGACGCGATTGATAAGCAGCAGGAGATCGCTGCCCGTATACTCAAAGCGCACCCGCTCGGACATGTGCTTTACGAGGGCGCACTCGTGTCGGCTAGCGGTCTCGCCGGTGCGGTGACGCAAGCCATTCACCCAACGGGGTGTGACGTGTATGCGTTCCTTGACACTCCGCAAGACCTCTGCATCACGCGGGTAGAAGGTCGCCGCGCAGCCAAAGGTAACGAAAAACCATTTGACCCCAAAAACCTGATTCAGAAGTTTGAAAGCGTCGTCAACTGTCGTCGTAATTTAATTAACGAAGGCACGTACGACGTGCGCGATATTGATCACACCAACCCGCACCCACAGTTGCTAGAAATTATCAGGGAGTACGAAAATGATAGATGAATGCCCGTTCCCGATGCCTACAAAAGATCGGGTATGTACGCCCGAAGGGTTCCTGTACTTTGTTTGGGAGCGCGAAGTCATTCGTGTCGCTCGCAGCAACGGGCACCCCGGCCCGTGGACGCAAGACCCGATACTGCAAAAGTACAAGTTCACCAACATCCGTCGCCGCGATGACCGCGTGTCGCAATGGATCATCCGTGAGATCATCAACCTGAACCTGCGCGACCCTGACTTGTGGTTCTCGCTGCTCATTGCGCGGCTGATCAACTGGCCACCGACACTCGGGCAGTTGATTTACGAAGACGTCATCCCGTGCTCTCCGGAGACGTTTGACGCCAAACTGTTCGTCAAAACGATTGAAGAATTCAAGGGTAACAGCAGTAAAGTGTACTCCGGCGCGTACATGGTGTACCCGACTAAAATGGATCCCGGCGGTAACAAGTCGCAGGCTATCGCCAAGCACATCATAGGCTCAGTTATTGAAAACGCTAAGAGCATCCGGTTTACGCTTAACACAGAGTATGACAAATCTATCGAGCGGTTTGTCACGGCGATGACCAAGGCTTTCGGCATCAGTACGTTTATGGCCGGGCAAGTGGCCGCCGACTTAACCTACGCGCCGGGTCATCTTGAAGACGCCGAGGACATCAATAGTTATGCGCCTATCGGCCCCGGCAGTTCACGCGGATTAAACTACTTGTTACACCGCCCTGCGTTCGCTACATGGAAGCAAGAGCAGTTCAATGCCGAGCTCAAGAAGCTGCGCGGGCTCATCAATAGCGAGCTGTGCATTGACGACCTCACGCTGCACGACGTACAGAACTGCATGTGTGAGTTTAGTAAGTATTGCCGCACTGTGTTGGGTGAAGGTTTACCCAAGACTACGTATCAACCCGAGAGAGAATTCTAAATATGGAAATCAAAGCACGTAACGTCAATCACGCATTCAGCGAGGTCTTTTGGCTGCTCAATGCGTACCGCGGCACGAACGCGATAGCGCCTGAGGCGACCCGCAACGGCCCCGCGTACGTATTCCCCGAGCCGGTGATGACGACGTATACTAACCCGATTGAGCGGGTATTGTTTCATCAGGGACGCGACGCTAACCCGATATTTCACTTGATGGAATCAATCTGGATGCTGGCGGGGCGGCAAGACGTCGAGTTCCTGCAGCAGTTCAACAGCAAGATCGGTCAGTTTAGCGATGACCAGCGTATTTTCAACGCGGCTTACGGCTACCGTTGGCGGCATCATTTTGGCCACGACCAGTTGCTTGAAGTGATTGAAATGCTGCGCACAGACCCTAACTCACGTCAAGCGGTCATTCAAATATGGGATCACTTTGATTTGCTCAAGCCTACAAAAGATAAGGCCTGCAACACTCAAGTGATATTTGATACCCGCGGTAATCGGCTCAATATGACCGTGTTCAACCGCAGCAACGATATTTGGTGGGGTGCGTACGGTGCTAACGCGGTGCACTTTAGCATACTGCAAGAGTTCGTGGCTATCGCGACCGGGTTTAAGATGGGTGTTTACCGGCAAGTGAGTAATAACTTTCACCTGTACACCGAGCTGTATAACGCTACCGAGTATATTGACACCCCGCCTAACATGACTAATTATGATCATTACTCAAATGGTAATGTGCGCGCCGTTCCGTTGTTTAGCGGTGACTACCGCGCTTTCCTCGCTGAATGTGAGCAGTTTTGCGCTGACCCGTTCAGCCTACGCAATGTTTACCGCAATGAGTTTTTCCCGTTGATCGCTCACCCGATGGCGATGGTGAGCTATGACCGCCGCAATAAACTCAGCGACGGTCGTCAATATATCAACAAAATACTAGCGTCTGATTGGCGTGTAGCGACGTTTGATTGGATCAACCGTCGTGAAGAAGCCAAAACCCGCTTGCCTTCTTGAGCGAAGTGAGTTTTAATTTGTAGCATAACTGCTAACTGGAGATCTGAAATGCGTAAAACCCTTGAATTCATAGTGTCCGGGAGCGAGGTCACGCGGTATCATACCGTGACGACGCTCGTGCGGGAGACCGTCGGTCATCACTCTCACGGTGTGGCTATGATGGTGCTGCTTATCAACCCGCGTGCTTCTGGCTCGTTGCTCCGGGCCGCGCTCATGCACGACCTTGCCGAGCACCAGACCGGTGACATCCCGTCCCCTGCCAAGCGCGAGTACGGTATCGGCGAGCAAGTTAACGAGCTTGAACATCGGCTGATGCTTGAGGCGGGTATTGAATTTCCCGAGCTCTCGGCAGAAGACCTCCGCACGCTCAAACTGGCAGACATCGCTCAAGGCGCAATGTACTGCCTGCGGGAAGTCTCATTGGGTAACAAAATGATGCAGCGGATATTCCGACGCTACTCGGAGTATGCCGAGGCCATGGAGCCCGTAGGCCGTGAGCGTGAAGTGTTCAATGCTATTTACGATCTTGAATGGGTATACGAATGAGCGCCAACGACAAGCAGGTGGGCGGTACTCACTACAAGCGCGGCGGCGAGGAGCACTGGGATCGTGTTCACCGTCTCGGTCTGAATTACTGGCAGGCAGCGGCCACCAAGTACATCGAGCGGTGTTACTTGAAGGGTAATCCTGTTCAAGATTTACAGAAGGCCGTTCACTATCTTGAGAAGCTCATCGAGATCGAGCAGGCTCGTGCCGCCGCTAATGACGGTAGCGAGCCCGGTCGCGGCTACGTGAATCAAGACTAATGAGCACTTGGGTCTTTGACACCGAGACGCTACCTAACCGCACGCTGTTCTGCGCGAAAAACGTAGAAACCGGCGAGTGGTTTGACGTATGGCGTCACCAACCGGACGCACCGGCGCGGTTACTGAAGTTCGTTCAGCAGCCCGGTGCGACGTTGGTTGGCTTCAACAATCGGTTCTTTGATAACGTGATTGTGGCGGCGTTTTGTCAAGGGCGGCAGGAGATTGAAATCAAACGCATAGCGGATGATTTGATCGTTGCGGACACTGCGCCTTGGGTTGCGATGCGCAAGTATAACCTGCGGGAAGTGATACTTGACAGCATCGACTTGGTCGAGGTCGCTCCGTCGTTCGTTGGGTTGAAAGCCTACGGCGCACGGATGCATATGCCGCGGCTTCAAGACATGCCGATCAAACACACCGCGTTCATCAAGCCCGAGCAAGAGCCGCTCCTGCTTGAATACTGCCATAACGACGTTGATACGACCGCCGAGTTGCTCCGGCAACTTGAAAAGGAAGTCTTGCTGCGTGTTGAAATGAGCCGCGCCTACGGGGTTGACATGCGTAGCAAGTCAGACTCGCAAATGGCCGAGCAAGCGTACATCACGAGCATGGGGCTCAAGCGCGCCGACAACGCAGTGCCGCCGACTATCCGGTATGTTGCGCCGGAGTTCCTCCGGTTCAACGACCCGGGACTGCAGGCGCTACTTGACCGCGTCGTCAGCCATACGTTTGAAATGAATCAGCGCACCGGGCACGTCATCCTGCCGGACTTCCTCGGGTTAACGACCGTCAAGTTCAATCAGGGTGAATACCAGCTCGGCGTAGGTGGTATTCATAGCACGCACGACAAGCAAGTGTGTCACGTTGCGGGTGACGAAGTCATCACGGATATTGACGCGGCCTCGTTTTACCCGTCAATCATCCTTGAGTGTGGGTTCGTACCGGCGGCGCTCGGGCAGCGGTTTGTTGATGAGTACCGGAACATTTATAACCGCCGCCTTGAAGCCAAGCGGAACGGCGACAAAGTCACCGACGGTACGCTCAAGATTAGCCTGAACGGTACGTTCGGCAAGTTGGCGAGCCGTTACTCGGTGTTGTACTCGCCTGACCTGATGCTCGCCGTCACCCTGACCGGGCAGTTTACGCTGCTCATGCTTATAGAGCGGCTCGAGGCGGCGGGGGCGGTGACGCTTTCGGCGAACACCGACGGCATCGCGATACGCTACGAGAAACGCCTAATGGACGTCGTTAACCGCGTTGTTAACGAGTTCAGCGAGCTGTCGCGGTTTCAGTTTGAGTTCACTCCGTACCGCGTGTTGGCGATGAAAGACGTGAACAATTATATCGCCGTTAAGCCTGATCGGTCGCTCAAGGTTAAAGGTATTTACGCGCCGTTATCGCTGCGTAAAAACCCCACCGCGCAGGTCGCTGCCGACGCGGTAGGTCAGTGGCTCGCACACGGTATACCGTTCATGGAAACGATCCGTAACGCACCGTTCCAAGATTTTATCAGTGCGCGCAACGTCACGGGCGGCGGGCAGCAGTCGGGCGAATACTTGGGTAAAGTGGTACGTTGGTACCAATCAAACGACCCGGCGCTTGAGCCTATCCGCTACGCTAGTAACGGTAACAAGGTGCCCAAGACTGACGGCGCACGGGCCTGCATGACGCTGCTTGACCGAGTAGCGCACCCGGCAGACCTAGACTTTGACTGGTATCACAAAGAGGCTATCAAGATCGCCGTCGCGGTGGGTTGCGAACGCTTCTTGACAGCAGAGGAAATAGCGATAATCACCCCTCCACCTAAAGTAACCAAGAGACGCAAAAATGGAACCCGGTAACACACGCACGGTATATGTCGTGCAGGTTGACTACAACAAAGATGTTTCAGATGCCAAGCGGTTCGGCTCGTTGCGCGCTGTGTTCGGCAACGCACGCAAACCGTACGACACCCCGGCGCTTATAGGTAAAGCGCGGCGAGTGTTGTCAAACTGGAACCCGGGAGACTATTTGCTGATGATCGGCGACCCGGTGCTGTGCGCGGTATGCATGGCGCTCGTAGCCGAACGGTACGAAGACATCAACGTCCTCAGTTGGGATCGCAATACGTTCCAATACATGCCCCAATACTGGAACTTTGGGCAGATGGAGCTCCCATTTGATGACAACGATTTTGACACGGTAGATTGACAACTACCGCTAATCATAGAGGAGAAACAAATGTCAGACTGGCAAGATACTTTGCGTAAAGGCAAACAAAAGGTACCGCCGCGCATTTGCGTGTACGGCGGCCACGGGATTGGCAAGTCAACACTGGCGAGTCAGTTCCCCGACCCGATTTTCATCAGTACGGAAGACGGGTTGGATTCACTTGATGTGGTGAGCTTCCCCAAAGCGACGAATATCACTAGCGTGGTTGACAGCATCAAGAACTTGATCAAAGACAAACACGACTATCGCACCGTGGTCATCGACTCGGTTGATTGGCTCGTTGAGCCGCTCATCACGCAAAACGTCGAGGAAAACCACGAAGCCAAAGATTTGGCTTACGGTAAGGGGCAGATGCTGATCGCGGAAGAGTTCCGTGAGATTCTGCAAGGGCTCGACGTGTTGCGTAGCAAGCGCAACATGAACATCGTGTTGATCGCGCACTCGGCGGTGGTACGGTTCGAGGACCCCCGCACCGAACCGTACGACCGGTATCAACCCAAGCTCCCGAACCGCTGCAACGCACTCCTGCAGGAGTGGTGCGACGTTATCGCATTCGCGGCGTTCAAGGTCATCATCCGTAAGACGGACACCGGGTTCAACAACCAGAAAACTCGCGGTGTTACAACCGGCGAGCGGTTGCTGCACTTTGTTGAAAACCCGGCGTACGCGGCTAAGAACCGGTACAACTGCCCGGATGAGATTGAGATGACGATTGATAACCTGAAAAAACACATCCCTATTGTGGAATAACTGGAGTATATAATCATGGCTAAATTTGGTTTTGACGTGAGTGAGGTTGAGGTCGGTGGTGCGGTCAGTCGTGACCCCATACCGGAGGGTGAGTACGTCCTGCAGGCGCTTGAGGCCGAGGAAAAACCGACCGCCCGCGGCGACGGCTCGTACATCAAGGTGAAGTATGAGGTCGTCAAGGGTGAACACGCCGGACGCTACGTTTGGCAGAACTTCAACATCAACAACCCGAGCGAAAAGGCTCAAACGATCGGTCGTCAACAGCTGGTTTCGTGGGCGACCGCCTGCGGTATGCCGCAAGCCGACGACACCGATAAATTGATCGGTCGCTCGTTTAAAGCGGTCGTGGCGGTTGAACCCGCTCGCGACACTTACGGCCCGAGCAACAAGATCAAGGTTTTCCTGTTTGATCAGGCTGAGGAGAAGCCCAAGGCGGCTCCGGCAAAGTCACCGGCACGGCAAAACCCCGCTGCGCCTGCGGCTAAGTCGGCGAATCCTTGGGATTAACTCGGGAGGGGGAAAGCGATTATGAGGCGCAAGTACCCCTTTTTAACAGGAGCCAAAGATGGTAGCCATACCTCCACGGCCCGAGCAGGTGATCATTGAACGTATCTACGGCGCTATCGTCAAATCAAAAGAAAACCCAGACCTTTACTTGGGTCGGTTGGGTTCGTCTTTTATAGGTCAAGAATGCTTCCGGCAGGTTTGGCTTGATTGGCGTGGGTTTGCCCGTGAGAAGTTTGAAGGCCGCATGCTCAGGTTATTTGAAACAGGTCATCAGCAGGAAGAGCGCATCGTCGCCGACCTGCGACGAGCCGGGTTTTCTGTTTGGGATCGCGATCCGGAAACGGGTAAACAGTTTGAATTCAGAGATACGACTGGTCATTTTGTAACTAAAATTGACGGCATAATCAAGGGTATTCCGGAGTCTGAAAACAAGCCGCACGTGCTTGAAATCAAGACGCATAACAAAAACAGTTTTTCTGGTGTAATCAAGAAAGGCGTCCGGGAGGGTAAACCTGAGCACTACGCACAGGTACAGACCTCGATGGCGCTGAGTAAAATGACGCGAGCACTCTACGTCGCGGTATGTAAAGATGATGAGCAGTTCTATATTGAACGCATCAAAGAAGACAAAGACGAACAGAAAAAACTGTTAGGTAAAATTGAAAAACTAACCGAGGCTCGGTTACGTCCTGCCGGAATCAGTGATGACGGCTCGGCGTTTGGGTGTAAGTTTTGCGGTATGAAGCAGGCTTGCACCCGGCAGGTTGAACCCCTGCGGCACTGCCGTACATGTTCAATGTGTACACCGGGTGAGGAAGGTAAATGGGTCTGCGAGTTGAACAAGGAAACACTCAGCATTGACCGACAACGGTTAGGCTGCGAGCACTACGAGGCATTATGATCACTATCGGCATTGATCCCGGGCTGAGCGGAGCGATTGGTATCCTGAACGCAGGAGCTCTCGTAGCCGTTTACGACATGCCGATAGTAGCCAAGGGCTCGGGTAGTGTTAAAAACGAAGTAGACCCCGCGGGACTGATCTTCCTGCTCCGGCAACACGTACCGCAGGGTGCGACCGTTAGCGTCGTGCTAGAGCGAGTGAACGCGATGCCGGGGCAGGGAGTATCTTCTGTGTTCAGTCTAGGTGACAGCTTCGGCGCGGCTCGGGCAGCAGCGGCAGCCTGCCAGTTTGAACTAACTTATGTGTCGCCGGTTACGTGGAAAAAGCACTTCAACCTTACTAGCGACAAAGAGCAGAGTCGGTCGCTAGCCACGCGGATGTTTCCTACTGCTCAGTTACACTTGAAGAAACATTCCGACCGGGCCGAGGCGCTCCTCATGGCCCGGTGGCTTTACGATAAACTACGGTAGCGGGAGCTCTTCCTCTTCTTCCATTTCTGGTTCAACGGTCGGATATTCCGGCGCGACAAAAGACATGTCTTCCGGCAGTTCGCCTAAATCTTCAGGTAGCGGGGCCGGAGCCATTGCACCAATAGTGCCGCTGGTGTAAGCGGCCTGACGCATACCAAGTCGAGCCTGTCGACCGGCGAGTTTCTTTTCAAGCTCTTCAATAAGTTTGACCGCGGCAGCGATTTCGGCCGGATCGCTAGAAGACAATAATTTGCTGAGCTCTTCGTAATAAGAATCTGGCACGCCCTTACGTAGTAAGTTAGCGGCTGAATTGAGAACTGAATTCATAAAGCCGCCTTGCGTGAAAGTGTTAGCCGCGCCCTCTAAAACACTGTCACTTTGTTCAAGTCCTTTTTTCATTTGTTGACGGCGTGCGGTTGGCGAGCCTGACAAAATTTGATTAGCCGTTTTGTAAATTTGGCTCTCACGGTTTAACGCAGCCAAAAAGAAATCTCTTTGGGCAGGTGAATCAAACAGAGTGCCGATAGCTTCTGGTCGAGTGAGACCGCCAATTAACCGTTGAGCCGCGTTAATGTTTTGAGTAGGGTTAGCAATCGTGTCGTATAAATTACGCGCTACGCCAATGCGGAAAGCGTCTTTTTCACCCTGTGAAACTGTTGCCATATAATCGGCAAGCTCTTCCGGAGCCATTTTAGTGAAATCTGTTTTACCTTTTTCAAGCGCGTTAAGAACTTCTTTATCACCCCTATATTGAGCGCGAGCAGCTTTGTATTCTGGCACGAGTTCATCAAGGCGATTTACGAACTGTTCACGAACATCTTTAAGCGCATAAGCCTGTGCAGACCTACCTGAACTAAACAGTTGTTCAATCGTTTCGTCTATACCCTGTTTGATATAATCTAGCGTTTTAACATCCGGTAGAGAAACCATTTGGCCGCTCTGCGGGTCGTAAATTTCACGCAAAACAAATTTACTAGGATCTCCGCCGGGTTTTAACTCGGCCGCAAGGCGGTGGCTAGCGAGTATTTCTTTACCGCTCTCAAACGCGCTTTTAAATTTCGGATCGGTAAGGATGCGATTGATAACCGGATCGTTGATTTCACCTACAGCGTAAGCCGCATCGTAGGCGGTGTCTGCGTTAGCACGTAGATTTTGAAGCATTTCTTTATTTTTAGTAAAGAAATTTTCAGGGCTAACCTCAGATTTAACTTTCTCAGCGACTCTGAGACGTGAACCTTCTTGCTGTTTAGCAATCACTTCTTCAAGTTCGCGTCCTGCTTGACCACCGCGTTGCACTACGGTTTCAGCTAATTGGACTGTACCCGGCGTGACATTAGCGATTGTCGGCGGTACACCCATGCGGAGGTCTTCCGCTACGCGGCGATTAATTTCAGCCGGGTTGGTTTGATCCAGCGACATGCGGAGCTTATCAATCGCCCACTCTCTAGCCTTTTCGGTAGAAGGCACCACGGTTTCCCGCAAAACTCGGCTTGCGCCCGACCCAAACTGTCCGAGGACCGGCAGTGTCGCTCCGATAGCGCCCCCCGTCAAACCGCCGATAAAAGCACCCTGACCGCGACCGCCTTCCTCAGCCGTACCTGCACCGGAGACCGCACCTTGCGCGGTGCTAGCACCGGTAACACGAGCGAGGTTCTGCCCGAAGGTACGTTGTCCGGCAGTTTTACCGAGGCCGAGCAAACGGGTTAACGGAACGGTCATACGCGCTAAAGCGCCCGGAGCGGCACCCTGAGTGCCGGGCACGAGCATGGACGCAACCGCGGGAACCGCGCTACCTACGAACTCACCACCGACTTGGAGATACGGGCTTTCTTGAGCAAATGTACCGTACTCACCGCGGATCTCTTTGAGCGCCTTTTCGTATTCTTCGTCACCGAGTTTAGACCGGAGCCACGCCTCGGCTTCATCACCGAAGCCCATCGCGAGCCCTTGACCGAGCACCGCACGGACAGTGTTAATCGCGTCATTAGCCATCACTGTTCTCCGGGAACGCGGCGAGTGTAGCGACCTTCGTAAATACCTTTACGTTGATCTTTGTATTGAGCCAAGCGGGCTTTCTGAGCTTCAAGAGCCTGTTTGATAATGATTTCGCGCTCTTCTTTACTTGCGCCAGACATACCTTGGAGCGCGTCCAACGCGATACGCTCAGAGTCTGTGATACCAGAACCGCCAAAAGTTTCTTTAAGACTACCAAGACTTTGAGCCTTCATCAAATTGCGCAAAATGTTCGTAGCGATAACCCGTTTGTTTTTGGGGTCGCGCTGTTGCGTAGTTTGATACTGCGCCCATTCTGCGGCATTAGTCTTGGGATCCATCGCGAACGCTAACTCGTTATATTGTAGCGCTTGCTGGAGCTTATTCAAGTTCTGCTCAGCAGCCGCGATCAACGGATCAAGCCGCCAAACTTCTTTAATCTCTTGCGGAGACAATGCTTCTCGTTTACGGGTGGCTTCACCTTCAGCCAATGCGAGTCGGCTTTGTGAAAGCGCAAGATTACCCATTAACGCATCAATGCGCGATTGACCCGCTTCTTGAGATTGCCGTGCGAGCTCTTTAACGCGCTCGGTGAACTCCGGAGTGCCGGGGGTAAAACCCTCATCTTGGGCTTGTTTGCCAAGAGCCGAAGCCGGTTTACTATCTCCACCCGCCTTGGCGATCTCTTTGAGGATACCGGTGCGATCTTGGAGCTCTTGCTCAGCCAGTTGGCGATACGCGCCAATATCAGTCCCAGCAGACTCGATACCGAGACGCTGCATTTCAGCCTTCGTTTTCAAGCCGCCGAGCGCACGTTCGCGCCGAGCAAGACGCTTCTCTTTTTCGTACTCTGCGGCTACACCACCGGCGCGGCCCATAGCCTCATAAAAACTACCCGTTTTACCGGGGTCGGCAAATGCGGCCGAAAGGCGGTAATAAAGTTCAGCCTTGGAGGGCTCACCACCTTCAACATCAGCCGCCTGCTCGAGCGTCTTTTGATAATCAGTTAGCAGACCCTCGCGCTTCTTGCGAGCCTCTTCTAACTTCGTGCCGTAACCCGGACCGCTATAGTATTTGTTAAACAGCTCGACGAGTCGATCGGCCGACGTGGTTGAGATTGTACCGGGTTCAGCCGCGGTGGTCTCCTCGTCGCCTTCTTCATCAGCGCCGTAAACAGAAAGGAAGTTATTCATTTAGGTTCCCTTCCAAGTCTTGTAAAGAGCGGTAGCACCCGTAAGGCCCGCCAGAATTTTCTGCAGATCAGACCCTTCAGGCGGCCTGTCAATCGTAGAGCTCGTTTGCGTAGTGCCGGTTGAGCTCGCCGGGAACCCGCGAATAATGTCAGACTGGAACGCCAGCTGCTGGTACGGGTACTTCGTCTCTTCTTGATACTGCTGGTAAGCAAGATCAAGTGCTTTTTGAGCCATGTCTTGTTCTTTCTGACCAACACCGTAAATAGATTCTGCTCCGCGCAGGCCGAGCGTTTGCGCCATCTCGCCGAGTGCGCCTTGTTGTTGAGCAATAGCGCGGAGGTTGGCCGCATCCTGAGCAGTGAGCTGACCACGGGCACTGCCGATGTCAACTAACCGTGCCGCGTCTTGTCCGGTTAACTGACCGGTGATTTGACCAATATTAGCCAATTTACTCGCGTCTTGAGCAGTTAACGCACCATACGCTTGACCAATGTCAGCGATACTTACACCGCTCTGCAAAAGACGCTGCAGATCAGAGGTGCTCAGTTGTCCGGTCGTCTGTCCGGCTTCAAGCAGAGCGCGTTGTTGCGCGCCGCCGAGTTGTCCGGCAGTGCCCGCTAACTGAGCTTGACGAGCGACGTCTTGACCAAAAATGTCGGCGGCTTGACCGTAACCGGCTTGTAGCGCTTTGGCTTGTTCAGCCAGCACGCCTTCTTGCACGTCGCGCAAGGCACGAGCGCCGAACTCACCCATACGTGAGCCGCCAAATTGACCGGCTTTGATAAACTCTTCACCGATCGCCGGGAGAAATTTCTCCTGCAGCTGCCGCACACCGACATCCGCGATCTGATTGACCACGTTTTTAGTGTACGGGCTCATGTATTGTTCAACAGCGCCGGGGAATGTCTGCGCGGCCTGTTGTAAGTAAGGTTGAGCTGTCGTTAAGGGTGACATCGCCGTGGCTTGACCCAAGAAAGGTTGAGCCCTCTCAAGAGCGCTACCTTGACCAGCCATTTCAATCGGCTTGACACCCTGCATCATCAACGGTTGGGCCGCACCTGCGGCGCTCAATCCGGCAGCTTGACCGAGGTAAGGTTGCGCAGCACCCGCCCCGCTCATACCCTCTGCTTTGCCGAACGCACCCTCGGCAGCTCCGGCGGCGCTTTTACCAGCGGCCTGCCCGAGCGTACCCATTGAAGCACCGAGGAACGGCTGAAACGCACCTGCCGCGCCGAGCGTGGCTTGCATTCCTTGTTGTTGAATCGGCGTGAAACCGGCTAGTCGCGGCCCTTCATAGGCGGCGTACGGTTTGTTAGCGAGGTTTTGCGCCCACGAAACTGTGTTATAAATCGCATCCTGCATCCACGGCGGGGTCTGCGTCGTAACGGTTTGCGAGGTGGTACCGGGAGAGCCTTGCAGCAAACTAGCCATGTTATTTACCCTTCAAATATTGCAGCGGGGATTTAGCGTTCGGGCTGATACCACCCTTAGCCAGTTGCGCGCCCTTGTGTCTACGTATCTCTTGACGGAAACTGTCCATGGCTTTGGCTCCGGCATCAGTTGAACCGTTACCGAGCAGCGCCATGGTCTCCGCGTCAATCACGTATTCACCATCGCTTAACAACGCAGGAATGAGGTCTTCACGTCCGTCTCCCGGCCCTTTAACCCGGTTACCCATTGACATACCGCCACGCGACATCGGAGCGGGCTGGTACTCTTCAAGATACTTTAACAGATCAAAGTTTGGGCTGTTAAAGTCCATTGAATTATAGCCCTGCGGCGTTGTCGGCGCAACTGCTTGCGGAGCACCGGCCTCGAGCGCACGATTTTGTATCTTGTTCCAGTTGCGTGCAGTATAGGTATTCAGGTTCATACCGGCGGCATCGGCTTCGGCTTTAACCTTTTCCCAGTCAATCCAAGCGCCTGCGCCCGCACTCTTGCGGGGGTCGTAGCCTTCACCACCGGCACCTGTGCCAGCACCCGCGCCGCCGGTACCGCCCAAACCGCTAACGGCTCCGAGCAGCTTAAGTGCGTTTTCAAGAGTGCCGTATTTGTCGAGTAATTGCTTGAATTTGCTCGGCTCGTTGATTTTCGGTTCGGTAACGTCGACTGGCGTTTTAGTAGGAATAGTGATCGGAGGGGCAACAAGGTCAACATCTTCAGGACGCTTTCCTTCAACTACTACTTCGTCGAGCGGCGCTTCTGGCACATCGACTTCCGGCGGGGTGGTCGTTTTCGGGATGTCGAACGGCGGCGCGACCAAATCAAGTTCGGTCGGTCGGTTCGTTTTTACGACAACTTCGTCGAGCGGAGTGTCTGCAAAGGCCGGTTTATCGTAAAAGTCAATTTGACTGCTGAGATCCGGCACATTCAACGACAGATCGACTTCTGCCGGTCGTTGGGCCTCAACGGTAACTTGCTCCAGCTCCGGATAGTACTCGGCCGGTGCACGGGTGTTCAACACATCCGGCACATTAGAGATAAAGTTAGGTACACCGGCGAAAAGGTCTAACTCAGTCGGTTTGCTGGCCCGAATCACGAGTTCTTCAATATCGTCTGGTGTGATTTGTTCATCAATAAGAGGCTTTTTGTAACCAGCGCTGGCGAGCTGTTGACTAAGCGCGGGCCACGCTCCCGCGTAAATGTCTAATTTCGGTAGAGCGTCCGTAGCAATTCTAAATGTACCGGCAAAATCATCCGGCTCTTGCTGCTGCTCTGGTTGCTGTTCCTGCTGCGCCTCGCGCTGCTCGAGCTCTTGCTGCTCTTGAATCTGACGCTCACTGAGGATATCTTGTACACCTTGCGCACCGGTGCTAGCAAGCAACGTGTTAACGTCGATAGGCGCACCTTTACGGAGAGACTGAACTACAATCTCTTCAAGATCCGGTGGCACATTTGCGGTGGCTTGAGCCTGCTCAAGAGGTCCGCGTTGTGTAGCCTGTCGAGCTTGTTCTAATTGTTGCTCCGGGATATCAACGCCTTGCGCTGCGAGTTGGTTAAGCACACTGCCGGTAACTGAGCCGATGACACTTTGAGCAAGGTTCGGTGCCGCTTGTCGGGCAGCCGTTACAACAATTTCAGCTAATGCGCTCGGCGCTACACCGGATGAAACCGCGTTCGCCGCCGCGTCAGCAGCCGCCGTCGCAGCTCTAGATGCGGTTGTTGTTACCCCGGTGAGCTGGTCAATGCCCGGAGACAATCCGGCTTTAACCGCCTCGCCGACTTTCATGCCGACGCCGGTTAGCGCGGCAGATGTCAAAGCGGCTTTTAAGTTACCACCGCTAGTCACGTATTTTTGCGCACCAGAGATCGCCATTGCTGCCGGAATACCAATACCGGTTGCTGCGAGACCCGCCGCGACCAAATCACCGATAATGCCAATGGTCGGATCCGGGCGGGCGATCAATGCAGCACGAGGGTCAACAAATCCAACTTCATCATCACCCAAGGCTGCGAGGCTTTCTTCGATACCTTTGTCTAAAATGAACATGTTCCCTTCGCCATACCGCTTGATGTACTCATCCTGCGGAATGGCTTCGTAGAACTTCTTGATCTCGTCCTTCGTCATCGGGCCGCGCATGTAACGCATCAGCTCCGGATTGACGATATTCTCAAAGAATTGACCCTCGCCCGCATCTTCCGCGGCGACGGCAACGTCGAATGCGCCCTTGAAATCGTTCTTTTTAAGTCTGTCACTGATTTCTTGCAGAGTGTTCTGCCGAGCGCCGTACACCTCGCCGATTTGCTCTTGGCTAGCAGAGAGGTCGGCCTCGGACACACCGGCTTGTTTAGCAACATCAGCCATAGACAACTGCGCCAACGGAGACACAGCTGCTTTGTTCGCGTCATATTGAGCCGCGATTTTATCCGCTTCTTCTCGTGTGAGACCGAGCTGTTCGAGTGATAACTGTGCCGCCGGGGTTGCTCGGACGTTGCGATTCTCGGTGATCGGCAAACCACCTTCAAGGTTACCAAGGCTGAACCCGCGGCCATAAGCGATCGGCTCGAGCTTACCAGTGTCTCCGAGCATGCCAAATGCTCGGGACATAGCGTCGTAATCAATGCCGGTGCTCTCGGGAGCGGTCGCACCTTCCACAAAAATGTTCGGCCCGGCAGCCGGTTGACCACTGCTCTCAGCCAACCAATCAAGATACTCCCGTTCAGTGACGAGGCCATCTTCATAGAGTTGCTGCATCAACGGTTTGTCGCTACCACCCGGAAGCGCAAAGTCCAAGTCAACCGGCGCTGATACACCCACGGCACCGCCATCAGCGTAACCTTTGACAAACTCGTCAAGGGTGAGCGGTCGGCTGAGAGGAAAAGTATCCATGTTTCACCTAATCCAACATTTCGTAAAAACGCATCGCCCATTCACGCCAGTCAGTATAACCGTACGGAGACGGCGGATTTTGTTGCGATATACCGTTAATGCTAATTATACCTGCTGCCCAGCTTTGCCACTCACTTGTATCTTGCAACTGAGCGATTGGACCATAATTTTCAAGATCAAAAACCGTGAAGTCTGCCCAGTCTCGCAGTTCAACGAACCGTGGATCGGTGAGTCGACTCACGAGGCTACCTCGCCGAGCACCGTACCGGTGGCCGGTTCAACGTGAGCAATACATTGACCCATTTGATAGTCACCGTTTACGGTGTTGCTCTCAAATACGAAGCGCAGCTCGCGCCGTATTTCACGGAAATAAACTAACTGTTCTTGCGGAGTAGACGGAGTCGCATAAATCGTTTGCGGGTCGCTCGTCACTTCACCAGCTTTAGCGTTTGCTCGGCCCGTAATTTGAACCGTCATGTTCTCACTTTGAACAAAATCAGGCTCAATATACTCGACACGCATAGCCATGTTCTGCGGGTTGTTTGGCGAGGCTACTAAGGATATATCTGCAGTCTCAAAATATGACCGCACAGGTGAAACGGTCGCACCTTCAATTTTGTTCGCGCCGAACTCATGCTGCCAAACGGTGAAGTAAACTGGGTCGTTGATGACGCGATTGTCGCCGTTTTCTGTGATGCGGTTGTCGCTCGCCTCAGTGATACGATTACCGACTTCGGTGACCGAAGCGGCTCCCACCATGATAGGTGAGTTAAACACCTGCGCGTACTGACCGACAGTTCGACCGCTATCCGGTAACACCGTGTCGTACCACGTATTCTCACGCACGTTATAAATCACAGCATGGGTGCACTCGGTTGCGTTACCGAACGGGAAGCACCACCAAATCTCACCCCAGCGGGGAATCTTGACAGCGAATACTTTTTCACGCTGGTCAAAATTAAGATTGTCATAAAACCAGTTCAGGTTCAAATTGTTCGGCACTTCACGCACCACACCGTTGAACATGAGGAACCGGTCTACACCACACCAAAAATAAATACCGTCATATTCAATCACGCTCTGTGACGACAGTATTGATGTTTGGGAAGTGATAGTGTCAAACTGAAATACCGGCGCGCCACCTACAAAAGAAGCGCGCACGAGTGCGTTCAGGGACCAGAAAAGCCCAGCAGGAGCATTACCCGCACCAGCGCGTAACGGCAGTGCTTTGACAATTTTTTGGCTAGTTATGCGAGCGTTACCTGAACCGCTACCGCTCCAATCCTCAGGAAATCCGGGCCGGTTCCATTGCACAAACCCGTCGCTGCCGTAAGCGAAGACGTATGGATCAAGAACGACAATACCGCCCGATACTGTAACCGCGGGTACAAGGGTTAAAGGTGCCGTACCATTGTCATACCCGATGTACAAAGCACCGTTGTCGTCGTTTGATATGTCGTCAAGATTCTTGGCGGCGTGTGCTAGAATCTCGTTTTGATCGTTCGTGGTGTTGTACGCAACGTCAAAAGTCCATACTACGTCTTCGTTGCTGACATATCCAGCAGGAGTACGGTCAGTGATCGGTGAGGCTTGAGCGCTTTTATTTAACGTAAATCGCGATATGCCGAACGAGTTACCTATGTGAACATAAGTTAACGCATCATGATTGTGCGTATGAATACCGCGAGCCAACCCGCCAATATTCTGCGTTAGCAATCGGTAGCCGCCGATTTTGCGAGGCAATCCGCGTTGGAAACGAACCCACTGGCCGTCAACGTAGTTGTTACCCTCGAACCTCGTTCCGTCCCGCTTAATACCGGGTTCGGAACGAATGATCATCGGCTGCAAAGGCATCAGTAGGTTCCACCCTTGATCGGGTCAAGGTCGAGCGCGATTTGAGCTGCTGCCGGGTTCGCCGCGATGAACACTGCGTCGCCGACAGACGTCGCTCCGAGTGCCGTGCGCGCACCGCTCGCCGTAGTAGCACCGGTGCCGCCCTGCGCAATCGTTACGGGTAGGGAGATCGTGTTCGTGTCGGCGTCGACAACATTCGTGCCGTCGCAGTAGAAAATAGCTCTTGAGTTCTGAGCAATCAACACGCCGGGGCTCGCTTGGCCTGCGGTGCGAACACCCAGCGTAAACGAACCTGTCGTGTTGTTAGTAATCCAATACTGTTGCACCGTAGAAGGCACGATAATTTCACGATTACCAGTAAGAGCACCGGTAAACACGTAAGCTGTGTAATTAAGTTCGTTAGTAGCAAGCGTATAGTTACCGCTTCCAGCTACATTGATAGTCAACAGCGTAAACGCATACGCGGAGCTACGACCATAACCTACGGTGTAAAACTGCGTACCGTTAGAAACGATAATAGCCGAGTCACCCGGCGCAAGTGTTAAAGTGGTTGCGCCGTTAATGAGCTCTGAGCTGTTCGGGTCAACGGTTAAATCACCGGTGCCCGCGTTACGCACCATAACGAACCAGTCGTTACCGAGCGTAGCGGCGGCAGTGATAGCAAGCGTACCGAGACCGCTCGTCCACACAATCGTGCTCGCTCGGTCAGCCGCGCCAGCGGTGTATGTGGTGCTGATTTGCGTAACCGGTGACGACTGGTTAAGCGTGGTAGCAATCGCTTTGATGCCGTACCCGGCCAGCGCAGCGGCGCTAGCGGCGGCGGTCGACGCACCAAACTGAAATGATCGCCACGTACCGTTAACGGTCGCATTACTCGTCAAATAAACCTGAAACGTCTGGCCAGAAGCGACGGTGCAAATAACATTGCCACCGTTATCAGCGACGTTGAAAGAGTTCGCACTGATGTTGTTAAACAGCGCCGACTGACCGTTTGAACCTTCCGCTGCGCTTGGCATACGGATTGTGTAACCAGCAGACGTCGCGGTGACGTCCATAATATCGGCGACGATGTTAGTTGTGGCAGAGGTCTCAAGCGGCCAGTCTAACGTGACGTTTGCCGAAAGCGTAATCGCCCGGTAAGACAGTTGGCTTGGGTAAATGTTTTGCCCGCCAAAAACATTGGTGTACGTCGTCATTTATCAAACCTCATTCCGGGTCGCCGACCGGTCGAGTATCTTAGCCAAATCTTCTCCGTTCAGAGCAGAGATGGCCCGGTCGTAATACATTTGCCACAGTTGAACTCGCTGATCATCTTTAATGAACGGAGTAGCTTCGACTAACGAGGCATAAAGCAGCGCGTTAGGAGCAAATTCGCTCAGCCAGTTAGTCTCAGTCGAGTCATCTAGCAGCGGGGGGAGTTCATAATACAATACTTCCATCGGATACGCTGCGTCCGGAGTCGGCGCAAGGATCCAATGACGGTAATCATAATCTGCGTAAAACTCTGGCGTCTCGGTCTGCGACTCATCAGGCCAGTAGTTACGGATATATTCGTATGAACGCGAGAACACCGGCGTGCGCGTATTGTTAGTCACGCCCGTGCCGATGTTCATGCTGATAGTTTCACGCCAGCGATCCGGTTTAGGGTAAACCGCCAATCCGGCTTGGAGGTTCGTAACCACTACGGTCTGGAATCCTTGTAACTTCAATTCACGTGCGATTCTACGCTCGGCTAACGTGATTAGCCGAGGGATCTGCTCGTAAACGATAGGGTCGGTAACGCTACCGCGCTCAAGGTAGTTGCGGATGTCTGACTTCAGACTTGTGTAAGTCATTGCTGCGGGCATTACGCAACTCCAGTTAAATACAACGCTCGCTCGTCGTTACGACGTTTGACTAATCCCGGCAGAACACGACCCGCCGCTTTAGTCCATTTTAAAAATTCGTCAGCTGCTTCTTCAAACTCGCCGCGGTTAGTTTTCATACGGAGCGAAGATCGCTGCAAATTTCCTAACCCGACGTTAAACGCAAAAGATACGAGAGCATCAAAGACTCCCTGACGGCCAACAGCAGCAGGGCAAAGTCGAACCACACCACGCTCAAACCGGCCAAGGTCTTGAGCAAGTAAAGAGTCCACCTCGTCCGTCGTGAGGACGCGAGCCCAGCCTGCGGGTATCGGTAAATTTTTACGCTCTTCATACTTTACCGCGGTATGGCTCGGGTCAATCACATGACCTACGCCGACCGTCCACAAAAGAGCCGGGCAGCGGTAAGGCTTAGTCCTCACTCCTTCGTGGTGCTTTATCATTTGAATTGCGGCCTGACTGACTTTCACTTCTTGCCAAAAGCCTGAGTCCCAAACCAAAAGGCAATGATAGATGACAAAATCAACATTTCATCATCTGAAAATACTTCTGCCATTGCGGCGGCAAACGGCACGCCCGTGTTGTAGGCGTACCAGACTCCGGCAATATTGATGGCGACTAGCTCTAACACGAAAATATACGTCACAACCGGACGAACGCTGGCGCGGAGGTTAATCATCCACTGCGACGCGCCTTTGCCAATTTCCATGTCGTGCTGGTACAAAGCCACACGCTCTTCGGCTGCGGACTGCACCTGAACCTGCTCCAGTTTGATCTCTTCTACCCGTGCCTGAGCAATGAAGCCTCGTTCGGCCAGCGCCAACTCGCGCTCCTTCTGGGCAGCGACCAAGGCTAACTCATGTTTCTTGTCCTGCCGGTCTTGGAAGATTTGCAGGATCTTGGGAAGCCCACCCGCAAGGAAGGACAGAAACGTACTAATCATTGTCATCATGCGTCTATCCTCCGACCAAACTTCTGAAACCAAAGTTCGCAGTCTTCGGCGTATTTAGTTTTTACATAGCTAACGACTTTCTTAGCCATTTCTTTCTTACCGTCATACGCGCCTTTATTTTCCCAGCCTATCGGGAAATCATCTAACCCAAGACCCACAGTCGCCTTTCTCAACTCAAACTCATAATTGTCAAAGTCGAGAGCCGTTACTTCCAAATCACTATTGAAGTATTTGGACTGCGGAAATAGTAAACCCGCAAAATTAACGTCTTTATGGCGTTCGTAATAAACTTCTATAAAGTCTTTATAGTCGACAATATCATTTCTTGAGAAAACTTTTATTAACTGCTGGGTGTATTTGTACTCTTTAAACATCAATATTCCACTGACAAACCGTTCAGCGGGATTTCGTAAAAAAGAGTAAACCTTGTACTCGCTTAAATTTGGCTCAAACTCAATAGCTCTTTCGGGCGTAGCATGTCTATCGTCAAAAACAACCGCATCTTTGCAGTTCATCAAGAACTTCGCGGCTGTTGTTGACCCCGTTTTAGGGGGAAACAAAAAGGCTACTTTATGGTCTTTGAATAAAACCATATCTTAAGGCTGCCAAATCTCTTCGGGTTGAACTGGGTCAGTTAAGATTGCCTCAGAACGCGGTTGGGTTAGCAAATTTTTGCTGACCATCATGTTGACCCCATCAATAGTACGAGAGTCTTTTAGGTCAATTTTGCTTACCGCATAGAAACGATCTAGCCAACCTTGCACCTCAACGTCGGTTTTTGCCGCAGTTAAAATGCCTGTGTATTCAGCATCCGAGAATCTATCAATCATAGCCAGCCGTGTAATCGGTGGGTATGGCACAACAGGATCTGGCTTAATCTCAGGGCCGACCAAAACCCACCTGCCGGGATAATATTGGTCTACAAACGCCTGATCAGAGATGATGTCGCGGGTTGAACCGTCAAGTTCAGTTACTGTGTAAATGTTGTTCATGATCCTAAAAACCCTATCATAGCGAAACCACCGCCACCGGCACCGCCAGCGCCTATGCCGTTACCGGGGCCATAGCCGAGAGAAACTCCGCCACCGGCGCCGCCGCCTCTACCGCCGTCACCACCAGACGCAGCGCCAGCGGTAGCGCCTGAAGTAATAGCTCCGCCTCCGCCTCCAAACAAACCGGCTCTAGTTCTGCTATTGGAAACTGCGCCTGATACAGCTGCTCCACCGGCACCAACATCGGGATATGGAAGACTAGGAGCATTGCTCGGGGAAACTGTGGTTTGTCCTATGCCGTTATGTTGTAAGCCAAAAACAGGAGCCGGACCGCCCCAAGGCTGAAGACCACTAATGATGTAGCCGTTGCCGCCCCCGCCGCCGTACTGGGCGACTGAGTAACCATCACCCGCTCTATTACTACCGCCTTGTCTGCCGTCGCCACCTGTTCCCGCGCCCTGTATGCCAGCCGCTGTGTAACCTGTGCCCCAAAACCCAACTGAACCGCCGCCTCTAGGAGTCGAAACATAACTGCTTATGCTAGCGGATTGAGAGCCACCACCAGTGAAGTTGTAATCACCGCCGTTAGCATTACCACCGACACTGGAATTGAGGTTAGCGGGAGTAGCTGTAGCATTACCACCGGAGCCAGCGTTGCATGTGATACTGACGCCGCCACCAATTACAGTAGTAATACTGCCACTATTTCCATTACCAGAGCTACCGGCATTGCCGAAACCTGCGTTGCCCCCTGCGCCTAACGTAATAACAATTGACGCACCAGAAGCAACAAAAGCGGTTTTAACAGCGCATCCGCCAGCACCACCACCAATAGCGCCTAATGCGTAGAGGTTACCTAGATTTTGCGTGTCCCATCCTGCGCCACCACCACCGCCGCCAGCACCGACCACTAAGAATTGATACCACCCAGACTGAGTAGGCACAAAAGTGGTGGAAGAGTTAAAAGCTCTAATCCAAGCTGCTTGTGTTGGCGTATTGCCAGAAAATTGAGTGTACTGACTCATGCGAAGATCCATCCTTCAGTTGCGTCTGAGTATCTAAGTTGTACCGAAGCGTAAGTCGCATTAAGCGTCAGGTCCTCGGCAAGACCTTGAATGTTTTTACCATTACGCGCCACGACATTCGTGACCAAGCCGTTAGCAACCGTAACGTAAATCGTATCACTAATGGTGGGCGAGGCCGGAAGCGTAACCGTAGCGGTTGTTGCAGCAGTCAAAACGTAGTGAAAATTAACCGCCGCAGTGATCGCAGTAGACGCTGTGACTGTAACGGTAGGAAGACCACCACCACTCGCGGCAATCGTGATGCTGCCAGTGCCGTTGGTAACAGAAATACCCGTACCGGCCGTCAACGTCGCACGGGTAAGCCCCGTCCCGTTGCCAATGAGTAACTGACCGATGGTCGGAGTACCACCGTTCACCGCCGTGATCGTAATGGACGTCGGATTCGTGCCGAGTTCCACAACCGCGCTGGCCGACGTCATGGTGTACATGCGTCGATCGGCTGTGTTTACAGCAACCTCGACGCCACCGGCAAGATTCGTCAGGTTAGAGCCGGTAGGCACCGCTCCTGCAGAATCGCTCTTTTTGAGAAGGATAACAGGCATTAGTAAGTGCCTCCGCTGATATTACCTGTAGAGTTAGTCAAATTGACCAACACGCTACTACCAATCGAACCGCCAGTAATCGAGACGTTGCTAGCGTCTTGAGTGGCCATCGTTCCGAGTCCGAGTGCCGTTCTAGCATCTGCTTGTGTTGAAGCTCCCGTACCACCGTTACTGATAGCCAGAGTTCCAGCCAGCGTAATTATACCTGAATTTGTAATTGGACCGCCGGTTAGCGTAAATCCGCTTACCGTGCTAGAAGAATCAACACTCGTGACCGTACCACCGCTGCTCGTCGAGGAGATCGTGAAGCTCGGGTAGGTGCCGGTGATCGTCACGCCGCCAGCTTGGGTCAAAGTGACCGTCTGGTCAGGAGCCGTATTAGCGATCGTAACCGACCCAGTAGCATTCGTGACCGAGATCGCGGTGCCTTGGGTCAGCGTGGAGAGGGCGAAACCGGCACCGGTGCCGATCAGTAACTGACCATTCGTAGCTGCGGATGACTGCCCGGTACCGCCATTCAACACCGTGACCGGTGTCTCGAGCGAGAACGTCGTCGCCGTCAGGCTCAGACCATTACCGGCTGAATAAACCTGTGACTGGCTGAACTCGCCAAACGTGATAGCCGAAGTACCAATTACAAGCGATCCCGGCGAGTTACAAACGTAAGCCGCACCCTTCTGGGACGTACCACCAGTGACGAAGAAATAGCTACCTTCGTCGATGGAATTAGCCCCTTGCTGACCATACGTGTCGGCGTCCGTCGAGCGCATCATCACGTACGGATTCGAGACGTCACCAACCGTCTTCACGACGTAGATGCCGTTGTACGCTTGGTTCGTCGAATCTTTAATGAGTACGCGCTGCGTTAGCTGAGCGACCGTGCTGTCGATGACCAACGTGCCGCTGGTTAGAGCGGTGAGGGTCGCGCTGATACCACCTGTACCATTGTTGTAGGTGTCAACACGCCCGGTGTTGGCAGGAGTGGCGAGGACAACTGCCTCGTGCACATGCACCGCTGCCGTCGTCATATTGTCGACGTATTGCTTGTTCGCGGCGTCGGTATTCAGCTCGGGTGCAGCTACGTTGCTAATAACACCCGTCGAGCTGATCGTTACGACAGAATTCTTGATTAATTTACCAGTACCGCCATCATACAGCGAGATGGCATTGCTGGTTGCTCCAGCGGGACCAACAACCGTATCGGGCGACGAGACCGTGATGCTGGGGTAAGTGCCGCTAACACTGATATTAGTTCCGGCCGAGACGGTGATCGTCTGGTCTGGTGCTGTGTTCGCGATCGTGATGGATCCGGTCGCGTTTGTGATCGAGACCCCGGTACCCGCCGTGATAGTGGTCAGTCTGTACCCGGTGCCATTGCCGACCAGTAGTTGACCATTGGTCGGCGCGCTGCTGAGTCCAGTACCACCGTTCGAAATGGCGAGCGTACCGCCGATCGTGAGCGTACCCGCCGCCGTGATAGGCCCGCCGGTTAACGTGAGGCCCGTCGTGCCACCGGAACCGTCGACACTGGTGACCGTACCGGCACCCGTGATCGTGAGCCACGTCGGAGCTCCCGTACCGTTAGACGCTAAAACTTGACCCGGTGTGCCGATTCCTGTTAAGTAAAGACCGTCGGCACCTGACCAAACGACCGCACCAGCGTCCGGTGTAATGCTTCTTGCGGTACCACCGCTGCTGAGTCCTAATATATTGTCGACCTGATCATCGTCCGACAGGTCAATCGCCGGGTGCTTATGGTCGGCCCGCGACATGTCGGTGCTGATACCAGCAGTGCCGGTCGTATCGACTGACTGCGGTGTGGCATTCGACAGATTCGCATTGAGCGTGACGTTTGAGGACAGCGGGCCGCCACCATTAAGACCGGTACCTGCAATCACCTGCCGGCTGTCCGGAACGAAACCCGAGACACTGAACGGAGAGGTTGTCGCAGCGGTTACGCGACCCGTCGAATCAACGGTCAGTACAGGTATAGCGGAGGCGCTTCCGTACGTTCCAGGAGTTACACCCGTATTAGCTAGTTCGGTCGTGCCGATACCGCCCGGAGCTACAGATATCGTGACGTTGTTAAGCAGCTGCCCACCGCCCATGAGCCCGGTGCCAGCAATAACTTGACGGGTTGTCGGAACACCCGTAACGCTAACAATGTCAGCCGCGGTAACTTGATACGTAACCCCGTCACGTACATACGCCAGAATACCCGACACCGAAGGCGACGGGTCAATAGGTAACTGGGTGATACGTACGGGTATCAGATTTGAGGGTACTGTAGACATTAATCACCCAAAACGATGTATTTGTCATCACCCGTAACGATGAAGGTATCACCGTTCTGAGTAATGAAACCTGCGGGGTCGGTATTGACTGGAGTGTCCGGTCTAACGAACGGCAGTGTGATTTTATCTTCCTGCCGAGCAGCCAAGCGGTACGGATCGTATTGATCCGAGTCAACCTTGCAGACCATTAGGTTAGGGTAGTTAGGATCCGGACTCAAGTCCTCAATAGAAAACTTACGCGAACACCGCGCACATATGCCGATGCCAAGCGTGCTACGTCCTCGTGTGTCAAGGAATACTGGCATTACTTAGTATACGGCGAAATATAGGGTTGAATAAACGTCGGCGAACCATCGTTATCGCCGTCCCATGCGGCGCGCTGCGCCACCTCGGCCATTTGTGCGAGCAGCGGAATCATGTCCGCAGAAGCCGCCGGAGTTTCAAGCGCGAGCTTAGCCGCTAACCGGGCAGTAATCGCCTCAAGCCAGCGTTGCGGCACTTCAATCTCTTCCGTCAACGTACCTACGTCCATAATATGACGATGCCGCCACACGACTAACTGCGCGGTCAGAGAGACCGGGTTCGGCGCAGGCCACAGGTACATTTCAGGTTCAATGCGATCACGCTTAAACCAGTAATTTACGGGTTGCCCCGGAAAAATTTTGTTACTTTGTGCCACATATGTGTCACGGTTAAGAGGGCCGAGCGGAATTTCTTGCGGAAGGTTTCCAAGGTACACCTCATCATAACTGAAAGTAGCACTCGCATTAATACGGAACCATCCGTACGCTAGCGGTTGACTGATGTCATACCAGCTCTTTGTTCCTGCGCTAGCAGTAGTGGTCGCGGTACCGACCGTAGTCCACGTAATGTTATCGTCAGATACTTGAAATGTAAGAACGATTGCCGTAACCGCTGCCGACCATTTGACGCCGATCGTGAAAACCTGCGTCGAGCTGTCAAACTGAACTTTATACTGCGTCGCGGTGGTCGTCGTAGCGCCGGTGAGGGGCTGCGTTTTACGGTAGTTAGCATTCAACACTTCTACGGTGCCGACATCAAGAGTGATGACGGGTTGATTCTCGTAAAAAGCGTAGAGCTGCTTCTCAATACACCAAGACGGAGTCTTGTAGTTAGCGAGGTCTGAAAGTATCAGATACAGCGCATCACGCGCATAGTTCTGAATTTCAGCCGTGATAGCCTGAACCGGCATCCGACAACGACGGATAGCGGTGTCAATGACCCGCTGCGTGTTGAAAGTCGTTGTGCTAATTGTGCCGGAGACGGCCATACTTACCTCGGGTGACAGTATGGCCGCTGTTACAGCAGACCCGGCGTCAATTATAGGTTGTTACGTGCTCAGCCGCAAGCCTTACCGCCCATCGCCTTCTTCGGGATCTTAGCGCCTGCGGCGCGAGCCTCGGAGAGTGCGATAGCCTTGGCCTGCTTCGGGTTCGTTACGACCGGGCCTTTCTTGCTGCCCGAGTGTAACTCGCCGCGCTTGTACTCGCCCATCACCTTGCCGATTTTCTGCTCACCTTTGCTGACCTTACCGCCTTTAGCGTAGGTCATAATGCCGCCTTGCGGTGCGCGGGGGAGTTGAATCATCGGCTCACGCGGGGCTACCGGCATCGCACGACGAGCTTTGCTCTCGGCCATACCGCGCATACCCGGAGCCATCGAACGACGCGGCATCGCATTACGATTACCAGCAACGTAGCGATCCATAATATCACGAGCCGCCATCATGTTGTCACGACGGGTCGCCATGCGATCAGCCTTCGTCGGCATAGCGGCACGAGCAAGGGGGCTAGGGGGCAGCGGAGTCCCGATGGGCGGTTCATCACCAAAGAGCGGGACGCGATAATTCGGCTCTTCCGGCAGCGGCCGTAGATCACCAAGCGGACGATCCATCAACTCCGGCGCGGGGTAGCGCTTCGAGGCAGGAACAAGGGGGCTCTCTATCTTCGCAGTAAGAGGAGCTGACTTATTTCTCATCGCCTCCATCTGTCGCATGAGTTCTTGATTCATTTCAGCCATGCGAGTATGTGCATCGTCTTCAGCTCGCATCCGCCTAACAACATCCTCATAAAACTTCGGGTTTTCCTCGGCAATTTGCGAGTCAATAGGTCCGGTGTACTTCTCCGCTACTACCTGTCCCATCAGCTCTGGCGCGAACGGTGCCGTCGGATCATACATCCGGCTACCGCCCCGATCCGGCCCTTTGCGCATGCCGGTTTCATCGAACTCCGGCGGCATTACGAATTCACGTTTTACCGGCGGCAACGGCGGGACTCGAAGGTCGAATTCTGCCGATGGCTCCCCAGGCACCATCGGTAACGCTTCAAGTAATTCTTCATACTTGGGTTTTGCCATCGCTTGCAGCGGCGACATGCCGTCGCTCGGAGTGATCTCGGCAACCGGGCCACCCTCGGCCTTCTTCATCATTTTAGCCTTCATGGGCTTTGCCATCGGCGGCTTCTTGACCTTACCGCCCTTGGCGTACTTGGCAATCTGCGGATTAGCCTTAGCCGTGCTCATCGGCGCAACGTCAGACGTCTTGCCGCCCATTTTGCCCGGCCCCTTACCGACCATCGCCGGAGCGAGTTCCGGGAACTTGCTAATAGGGTTACGGGTGCTGTTATCAAACACCTTACCGCCGCGGTTATAACCGCGCACCGGGGTTTTACCAGCAGAGCCGGTGTAACCGAAACCAGAGTCGAATGCAAAATCTTTTACGTACTTGACGGCCATGACGTCACCTCAAGAAAGAAATCGGAGTTTGTAAAGGGTGGAGTAGTACAGACCGACGATCTCATCAATGATGTTGTTTATTGCGGTCTCGGCTTCGGGTGAAATTTCTGCACGGTTCTCGTTGATCCAATCAACGTGCGCCTGCAGAGCCTCTGCGATGTCTTCTTGTTCAGTGACATTGAGCAAAGGGATTGAAAGCAACTTGCCGAAGCCCCCTTGATAGGCTTCGGCAAATTTGTCGGCAAGGTCTATGATGTCCGGGTAAAATTTACCCAGCGCCTTATGTGTTGCGTAGCTGCGAGTCTTTAAATGCTCACGGTGCGCCATGTCGCGGGACATGAACATCAAACCCATGAACTCACCAGCGGTTTCGTGCTGCGCCATCACGCGATCCTGTTTGCGGTGAAGATGACAGACGGGATCGCCGGAACATTAGGAGGACCGGCAGACGCGGGGGTATAATCGATCGACGTAGAGGTGCTGTCGGTAGCCCAGTAAAGAGTCAAATACTGACCCGCTGTGACTTCTTCTTGGAACGTGAGTTCGAAGACCGTAACGCCACCATCAGTCGCCTTAGGAACACTTATCGTCGACGCAGTGTTGGCGACGTTCGTGCCGTTCTTTTGATACCAAACTGTAACCGTATGGTTAGAAGTGTTGGTATTTTTTAACTGGAAATTCATCGCACACGAATACACACCAGCCGCCGCCATTGTGATGTTGGTGCTTGATGCGACCGTGATTCCGGTGTTCCAAGATGACGCGGTATCAAAGGAGACCGCATACGCGACGTTCGCGGAAACCGCGGTCTGATCTCTTGTTGATATGACCTGCGCGTACGATCGACCGGTAATCGTGTTGAACGGTACCGCACCGGCCGTAATCGTGATGGAGTCAAATTCACCGACCGCATTGCTGATCGTTACCGACCCTAGCACACCGCCGGTGATGTTGAGCGAGTTACCGATAAACGTCTTGATCTGATCTGCGGTAAGTTTAACCGAAGCAGACGACTGCACCGATTCGAATAACTCGGTACCGCCGAGCGCGGTACCTGCCGTGAGATCAGTAATTTTGACGTTAGCCATGTTTTACTGCGTCGACTGCTGCACGATGGTGAAACGGATAGAACCAGTACCAGAATTGACTTTCAAGCGAACCGCTCGCATCAACGTCGTGGTAAACTGTGTTTCATCTCCGGTCGCCGCTGTGAGGCTAGCAGCCGGGTGCGGTACCGCTAATTGCGTAATCGAACGGTCAAACGGGTCTTCGTTCGTATATTGAACAGAGTAATTGACCGTACCGCTCGCCTTAGCCGAAATATTCGTCACTTGGTTCGGAACATAAATATCAAGCGGAATCCAATCGGTATAACCGATAACAGCGTTACCAACAGAGATAGTCGCACTAGTGGCAGCAGACGCGGCCACATTAGTCACCGTCGCAAACGCGATACTACCCGTGACCGTACCCGACGCTGTAAACGCAATCGTCTCGGTCTGGGTGGTGACGCCACCGGGTTTAGTGCCGGTAACGACAAAGCTCACAGTAGCCGATTTATCATTCGTAATGGTAACGTATGCCGGGCTAGAGGTAAAATTAGCCACCCCGCTCACGACCGCAGAGCCGTTAAGCGTGATCGCTCCTGAAGCGTTCAGCAATTGAGGCGCGGCAACGCTATCGGCGTCAGCAGCAGCCTGAGAATACGTAAAACTAATCGGGCGCATGCCGGTCTCCTAGAAAGGCAGGGGGCCGTAGCCCCCGCCCTGTTTATCGCTGCTTAGCGGCGTAAATGTAGTCCACCGTCATGGTCTTAGCGGCAGCCGCGCCATTCTGAATGGCGAAGGAAACCGTCAAGTCCGTGTCCGGCAGATACGAGGACGACGCGCTCATAGAACCGGTAACCGTGCCGTTCACCGAGTACGCGAGCGTACCCTGACCGTCATAGTACCAGCCCAGCGTGACGAACGTATCGTTAGCCATCGTAGCAACAGCAGAAGCCACGTTTGAACCCGTCGTCGCATTTTTGCGGCAAACGAGATTCACCGAGGTGCTGCCATCAGACTTGATGAAGTAGATACCGTCCGTGACGTCAAGCGGCGTGGTGTCTGTCACCTGCAAACCGATGACCACGTCCGAATCAGTCGCGTCGCTGACTTTGAAACGGGTCTTGAAGAAAGTCTCTTTGCCCGACTCAAGAAGGAAGGACTCGCCTACCTTTTGCAGAGCACAAAGACTATCGTCTTGATCCGAGTTCGTCACCAGCAGGAGACCACCATCGCCGTCAGTCAGAGCCTGAGTAGCTGTTGATGATGTCTCCGTTACCGTCCATTCACCAGCGACATACGTATCAAAATCATTGAAATACGTATGAAGTTGGGTCGGGTCGGGCATCGCCAGATCGCAGAAAAGATCGTTCTCAGCGACGTTCGTCACGCCGTTAGGAAAACGAGTTACGAGCAGATTTGCCATGGTTGTCTCCTTAAGAGAGTTGTATCAAGAGAGAGCGGGGCCGTCACCAGCCCCGCTTTCCGCTTGATATCAGACTCCCGCCGTGCCGTAGATGGTACGGGGATCAGTCCAACCGAAGGCATAACGCTCGGTGGCCTTGTAGCGCATGGAGTCGGTTTCAAAGTCACCTTCCATGCTCTTCTCAAGACCGCGACGCATCATGAGCTTCAAGCCTTCCGGCGCGTCCGTCTTAATCCACCATGCAGTGGTCGACGTGATACGCGACAGGTTGGCCTGACCATCAGCCAGCAAGCCCATCGACTTGACCGGGTTGATGTCGTTGTTGGCCGCGCCCGTGCGGAGGACGCTCTTGAGGAGCACCTCAGCCTGGAACACGTTGCTCGGGCCAGCGACGATCGCCTTAGGCGTCAAACGGATACGCTTGCCGTTGTTGTCAACAGCGTTGCGGATCTGGATGAGCAACTGCTCGAGCGACGTCTGCGAAAGGTTCGCAGCGGTCGACAGCTGGTTGCTGAACGTGCCGTTGACGATCGGGTGATCGGTCGCCACGAGCGACTTACCGTCGCCGCCCGGATACGATCCGTTGAACGCACGGTTAAGGATGTTCGCGCCGAGCGTCTCCTTCGTCTCGATGAGCGACTGCGCCAAGTGCTTGGCATATGTCTGACCGATACGAATGTGATCGCCGTCTTCCACGAGGACCTTGGTCAGCGCGAAGGCGAGACCGTAGACCTTGTAGAGGTAGCGCTGCAGGAAGAGGACGCCACCTGATTGATAGGTGACAGCCATGCCGTCCGGGAGCTCCGGAGCAGCGCCGAATCCGTACAGGACCGGCTCTTCGTGGTAGTTACGCGGAATGCCTTTCCTCTCGTCGAAGATCTGCTTCCACTCGTCAGCACGCTGGTCGTACACACCGTCGAAGGTTTCGTTGAGGATCGGCTCAACAATACTGCGAAAGTCTGTACTGCGCATTGGGGTTGCCATGTGTCAGTACTCCTATTAGACTGAAGCAACCGAGGCCTTGTAGTGATGTTCGTTCACACGAACAGTCGCAACTACATAAGCATCAGTCAGGACGTTATCGGGGCCGTAACCGAACCCGGTGATCTGGAACTGACCAGTACCGGCTTCAATCACACCAAGATACGCGCTAGAAAGACCCGTCGCGGTGGAACCACCCGGCGAGGCCACTACCCAGTCACACTCTTCGCCGACCGCGGTTTGAACCGTGGTACCGGCCGAAGGATTGTTGTACTGGACATCAAACAGCGTTTCCGGATCGTCGTACACGTAGCACTGAATCTCAGTGCCGGTGGTCGACGCAGGCCAGTAGTTAGAAACCACCGGACGGCTGTTGCTGTCGCGATATTGAACACCGGCGAAGATGCCGAGCAGGTTGAAACCACCAGTGGTGCCCGAACGGGTACCATCAGAAGTTCCCAACTCAACAACACCGGAATCAGTCAACTTCACCGGATCACCGGAGAAGATATTTACGCCATACCCGGAGGTGATGACGTAGGCTTTCGGCCGCATCTGGCCACTGTTGTGGAAGGACGGACGAAAACCGAAGGGTGCGCTTGTCGATGACATGCGATTTTACTCCTTGGTTAATATACAGGGTTAAGTGAGCTCAAAACGAGCTGATCTCTCTTCTGCAAGTCCCGCCATACCATCACCCATGGACAACTGAGAACCGGCAGCGCGAGCTTGCTGTTGCATAAACTCGGCGGTGTCGGTGAGCTTCTCCTCCTCGCGGAGTGGAGCATCGTGGTGCGCTTCCCGCATGAACTTCTCATACAAGCTCATAGGGAGTTTGAACGCCAACATCTCGTTAATTCCAATTAGGCCCGTCCACTCGCCCGTCTTAAGCGTGACATACTCGCAGCCGGGAACGTCTTCCGGCTTAATAGGCTCGTAACCAAGACGAATGCGCCCTTGAATTGAGTCACGAGGGTTAGTCGTGGTCAACCAACAGGTGTGGTATCCGGGGATATTAGGTAAATCGGGCAGTGCAGAATTGAAAAGTTGCTGCCTGAACATCTCAACCCGCTCATCGTCCGTCACTTCACGGTTCTCGACCACAGCTCGATCTTGCATCGTGCGGCTAGTGCGGTTTTCAGCGGATTTCTTTAATCGTTCATCAGTCATGTGTCGCTCCTACAGCGATGAGGGAATTATAACGTGGAATATGGTGGAAGGCAAATCACGCCTTGTTCCGGTCATATTCCATATACTTTTTGATGTATTTCTGGCGCAGTACGGGGTCGTCCCACACACCGGCCTCGATAAGCGCGGACTTGCGCTCGGGGCTGATGTAGACCTCGCGCCGCGTCGAAGTCGGTGCGTGTTCGCGCCCAGAGCCCACTTGCGGGCCGCCGCGTGCTTGACGCTCGGTCTTCTTGGCCGGAGCGGAAGACTCTTGGAACTTTTCCGGCAACCGACGCTTAACGCGGTCGCGGAGTTCGTCCCAGTAATCTTCTGATCGCGGATTGAATCCTTCTTTGACCAGTGAGTTGTCAATAGCCAACACGATCGCCGAGCTCTCGTCAGCACCCTGCGGGTTATACCACGGGTTATCTTTGATGAACTCACGCGCATGAGCGAGCGCCACGTCGTCAACCTGCGGTTGGGCGGGGGGCTTGACTTCCTGCGCTTGCTTTTTAGCGGCTTCGAGCTGGCGAGCCTTGAGCATCGCCTGATCACGGTAGCGGAGCGCCTGAGCGACGTCCTCGCCGTTTTGAGCGGCAACCGCCTTGGCGATCACCTTCTCGGCGAGTTGGACCTCGTTGACGGCTTCCTTGAGCTTCTGGTCAAGCATTGACAGGTCGCTCTTTTGAGCTCGCTGTTCAATGCCCGAGATGCGACGCTCAAGATCATCGTTCCGCTTACGCAGGAACTCAAGTTCAACCTTGTCACGCTCAATGGCGCGCTCGCGTCGCTCTTTACGCTCTTTCTTTTCAAGACGGCGGCGCTCACGGATAGCCTCGCGCTCGTCGTCGCCCTCGCTTGACTGCCGGGCAACCGGCTCATCATCAGCGTCGTCATCGTCTTGCTCGGGGGCGGCAGCGTATTGCTGGGCTTCCTCCGGGCTTAACTCAACTTCAACCCGTTCGTCGGGTTCGCGACCTTCGACGACTCTCTCGTCGTCTTCGGTCAATAAATCTTTATCAGCCATGTCTCATCTCCTGTGTCAGATGAATGCTCGGATCTTGGTCGGGTCGGTGGTTACCTTGCCTACAATATCCAAATCGTTAAAGATCACAAACAGCGCCACACCCCGGTCATTAAGGTCGACCTCCCAGCGGTCGCCGCCGTACTTAGGCACTCGCACGAAGTCGCCGGTTTTACACCAGTCACCCTCGGGCCAAGGCTCCATCGTGTTGCGGTTTTTGAACGCTAGCGGACCGACAGCAATAACCTTAGCGACTTGCGTATTCCACTTCTCGGTCTCTTGCGAGCCGAGGTCAATGATAATGCCGCCCGAGGTTTTTTGCTTAGGGTTGCGGATCTGTACCAAAACGCGGCTACCGAACGGCTGAATGCCCGGATCTGCATCCGGAAAAGCCGCCTCCATCGCGTCTTCAAAGGTCTTTGTCGCCATACTTCTCCTCTTGGACTATTCCCAGTAATATGTTGATTGCCATCTCATACCCCGCGATAACGCCCACCGCATGACCGTATTCAAACGAGTCTTTCTGGCTGGGCCGCTGCAGGACTCCTATGGCATATTCCCGCTGCGCCTCCTTCAGGCGCACGAGGAGCTTTTGCTCAATCATGCGGGGGTTTTCTTGGCGGGCTGCTTCTTCGGCTCAGCACCGCCCTTGGGGGCAAGTGACTGACCGTCGAGCTTTTCGCCCATCGCGATGCGCTTGTGCTGAGGAACCATTTCCTTCTCGCTAGCCATGGCTTAGGTCTCCTTACGGTTGCGGGTTGATACCAGTGCCGGTGGAGACGTCGAACTTCTCTCCGGCGGCGATCTCGGCAGCGGCCAACTGCTTGGCCGTCTCGTTGTCCGAGGTGTTCATAAATACGCGGGCCTCGATGTCGTCCGCGGTGCGAGCGTTTTGGCTCTGCTCGCGCAGCTGTACCAGCGACGCTTCTTGCTGCATTTCGGCCTGCTTCATCTGCAGCTCGGCTTGCTTGACTTGAGCGTCTTGCTGTGCTTTTTGCTGCTCGAGTTGGAGCTTGGCTTGGTCGGCTTGCGCCTTCATCTGCATCGCCATCTGATCGACCTGCGCACGGAGCTGCGCTACCGCCATTGAGTTGTCCGGCGGCATTTGCGGCTGCATGTACTGATCGGCCATCTGCTTGACCTGCCCCATAACCTGAGGCAAGAATCCGAGTTGTTTTTCGACCACAGACTGAACCTGCATGATGAAGTCGGCTTCCTGCATCGATTCAGCCGGAATGATGCCTTCTTCCGTGATACCCTGCAGACCCTTGTGGGCCTCGACTAGGTAGTAGTTGAGCAGGTGATCACGCAGGTGCCCGAGTATTGCGGGCATGTACGTAGGCGCTATTGCAGGGTTACTACCCAACACAGGCGACTGAAGGAAGGCAAGATGCACACGGAGGTGCGCGATGTGATCCTGTTTGGGCAGCACGTAGATCGGCTGACCCATCGACGCGGCGACGTTCTCAGACACTGGATCACGGTCGTCTTCTCCTACCTTGGGCGCGAGTACATCGTCCGGCACTTTGAGCGCCGTGATGAACATTTCCTCAATTTTGCGCAAATTGTACATTTGCGGCATCATTGCGGAGCGTTGAATGAGCGCCTGAATCTGAGCGAACCGCTGGGTCTCGCTGAAAATGTTAGGGTCAGAGACCGGGATGACGTCCATTGGGCCGTCAAAGTCTGATGGCTCCACTTCCATATCGCCCGATTGGAGCTCGATGAGGTCCTCGGTCAGGTAAGCGGAGTTGAGCCGGTGCAATACTTTGAGCACCCGTGCCATCGAGTTGTGCAGCCGCGAATGAATCGAGCTGAACACCACCATTCCCTGTTCAATCAGCGCGAGCGTCGTGCCGACCGGCTGGTTGGGGTTCTGGTCGGAGAGCTTCTCAAAGGAAGTCTGCACCACACCCTTGCCGGCATCCACGAGGAAACCGAGCAACTGGAACAACACGGGTGACGGCGGGTTGAACGGCACCGGCATCGCGATTTTGCGGACGTCGTCAACATTGACGCCGCCTTCAATATCAACGATCTCGGTCGGCATCAGGTTGATGGTCTGCCCGTTGGGGCCGCCCTTCAACTTGAGCATCGTCGGAATGTTCTGAATATGCGCCGAGTCAAGCAGAGCGCGGAGCGCACCAGTGGCCGCCCCCGACAGACTGCCGATCATGTGCGTCAAACCGATAGCATACGCACCGCGCCAAGGGACGAACGGGAACTCGATGACCCATTCAAGCTCGTTACGCATTGGGTCGTTAGGTTCCCAGTTGCGGTACAGCGAGAGCCCTTTACCGGTCGTTTTGTCAATGGTGAGCAGGTAAGGGACGGTGCCCTCGCCAAAGTCGAGGAATGTGCACACTTCGTACACGGTGCGCAGTCCGTCCTCGTTGTAGTTCATCTCTTGACGGCCTTCGATCTTGTCGTTGGCTTTGCTCGCCTTTGAGAAGTCTATTTCACCCGGCGACCCCAAGTCGACGTCGCGGTACATACCGGCTTCAACCCGGCGCTGGTACTCAAACTTGGTGATATACTGCACGTGCGTTTTACGCTCGGCAGTGTAGAAGTTGGTCGCGGCGAACGGCAAGTAAATGTCGTCAACCGGAATGAACTCGCAGGTGGGGCGCTGGCGGCGCTTATCCCACGTGAATTTGAGGTATTGCGAGCCGCCGAGCGGGAGCTGTGTTGACAACTGTTCGAGCTCACCCCGGAACTCCGGGATCTGCTCGGTCAACTGCCAATTCATGTAGTCCGTCTTACGCTTCGCCTTGGTGAGCACGTCAGGATCAGCGTTACCGACGATTTTGCTGCGCACCGGCCCGTTAGGAGGCATCATCTCCTTCATCATACGGGCAGAAAAGTCTACGCAAGCCTCAATAAGCATCGGGTGAACGACCTTGGAGGCACCCGTGAACTGCGCCCCGCCCGGTGCGTCATCGCCGAGTCCGGTGCGTCGGAGGCCTTCCTCGTACACTTCGTCACGGCGCTTGCGTGCGTCTTTGTCACGCGAGATTTTGTCCAGCAAATCCTCGATTACAATACCGAGCTCGCGCTGGTCGACTTCCTCGATGATGTTAGCAAAGTGTTCGCCTTTTTGCGCGGCGTCCAGTTCGTTCTCGAGTTTGACGATAGCGCCGCCGTCGTCGGTGTCAATCACCTCGGCGGGGGCGTCCATTTCAATCTCGACCATTTCGGCCTGCATTGCGACGGGTTCTTCAGCCGGGTTCATCGGGTCAGCCATTGAGTTTCTCTCTTACTCGGTTGACGATCTCATCAACGACCGCCGGATTATAACCTACTTTGCCGCCCGCCGCCATTTTCACCGCGCCGCCGGTGGCGAGTTCTCCCGGTGTGCCGAACTTGAGCAAGAGGTCTTCGTATTCTTTCCGCGTGAGATATTTAGGCACTTTACCGGCTCGGCGTGCTTTTTCTAACGCCATCGTGCGCCCTTTTTTGTCCATGCGGAACGCTTCGGGCATAATGTTTACGATGTTTTCAACGTCAAACAGGTCGGTATTATTGATATCGCCGGAGATTTCATAGTTACCAGACCGGATGAAGTCTTGCACGAGCGGGATGTCTTCTGGTTGAGGCTTCCTGTTATTAACACCTTTGACTTGAACTATTTGCATCGGCGGGTCAGGTAACATATTACCCTCTGCGTCTATGAACCCTTGATTGTACAACATCTCCATTTTGGCGTTGTCATCAAGATCTGCAGTGTCCGGGTCGGTGTCAAGACGCTGCTTGGCTTCCGCAAACGTGAGGCGTTGGTCACGATCCGGCTGCACTTCAATCGTCACCCGCGGGCGACCGTCATCATCGCGCAGGCTGAAGATGCGGTTTCTACCCGAAATGACGTTCTCACACTGACCGCCTACACAATGAATCATCATTTCGCCTTCGTACTTGAGTGCGTCTTTAAGTGCGGCTTTACGCGGATCTTCTAACATGTCGTTCTTTGTGCCGGGTTGGCGATACGTCGGTTCGCCGAGCGCGGTGGGTTTACCCGGCTCATACCCTTCCGGCAGGTCATCCGGCATCTTGAGCTCAACCCACTTGAGTCCCTGCTCGGGATATTCCTTGACGGGCACCGTAGCGATGTTACCGGCGCGGGCCGCGTTGACTTCGCTTGTTCGAGTAGCGCGGAACGCATTGATGTCGTCGACGAGTTTAGAAGCCTGCGCCATGTTGAGCATCTTCAACTTGTCGGGTGTGATCTTGAGAGAGTCGGGCAGATCGCTTTCTGGGTCGAGCGCGTTGCGGAGCTCGTCCCGCATGTGACCGAACTCAAGATCATTGAACCCGCCTAAACCGAGGTCCGGCTGGTACACCATCGTCTCGGGCGGCACTTTAGTCAACCACGGATTGTTCTCTATCATAGAGTACACGCGGCGATTGAGTATGCCACCCGCCATCTGCGGAGTTATTGACAGGTCGGCCATGTTCTCCCAGCCCTTACCGAGCTCGCTCTTGGCCATACCTTCGGGGTCAAAACCGAAATCTTTACGGCGGTCGGCTACCAGCTCCGGAACCCAGCGTTGCGCTAAGTCGAGCGGACGCGGGGTCATATGCGCGCCGGACTGCTTGTCAATGTAGTCTCGCTCGCGACGCAACTCGCGAATACGCGCTTGCGACCGGGTGAGCATCTCCGGCGTGAAACCACGCTCGGCGCGAGCCTTTTCAAGATCCAGCATCGCTTTGCTGATCTGCTGGTCTTTCTGCTCAAGTAGCTGTTTCTTTTTAACCGCGAACTCGTCAATTTGCTTACGGATCGGGTCGTCGGGTGACGCCAACTCATTCTTGACATACTTGGCGAGCTTTTGGTCGAGCCATGTGTCAAGCGCCGCGTTGCGGGTTTCGCTTTGAATCTCTTGCTGAAGATCGTATTCGATGTTTTGGTTGAACGGATCGTCAGGATCAAGTTGGTCTTTATAAGACTCGTAAGTTTCGACGAGCTCTAGCGGAGTTTTAGGAACTACTGGTTCTGTCTCAGTAACAAACGCAGCCGGGAGTCGTTTAGGTGTCTTGAAGTTTTCTACCACTGACTCAACCGAACCTTTAGGCCAGTTACCGCCCTTGGGTTTGATCACTTGCGTAGTGGGAACGGTTTTGCCTACCCCGCGCGTGGGGTCAAGGAACATCTCCGCGGTCAACTGCGCACCAAACTGCCCGGCAGACTCCGGGGTCGCGGCGGCTACCTTAGCGGGTAGCTGCTTGACTGACTCCACCCCGCTCAACACCATGTTACGCAACCCTGCCGGTAGTTGCTTAAGCAGCGCGATTTGCTCGGCGGGCTCAAGTTGGTACAGGTACGTGTTAAGCGCGCTCAGCATGTCCGCATAACCGGTGGCGACGCCTTGGGCCGCACCCGGGAGTGACTTGAGGAACGAACTGCCGAAGCGAGCAAGACGGTCGTCGGGCCGTTGACCCGGCGCTCGGTAGCCCGTTGCGCGGTCAGCCGGGAGCGCGGGGCCGCCGTTGGCGAACGGGGTCACCCGCTGGGCACCGGATTCGCGCTTAGCATACTCCCGCGCCAGTGCGGCGATCTCTTTACGGTCGCGCTTGATGTTCGCCTCTTTGTCAGCGAGCGCCTGCTCAACACCCGCCAAGTTCTGAGCGTAGTCGGCGACCTCGTTGGACTTGGTGCGGCTCGGCTTCATATAGTCGCGCAGTTGGTACTGCAGCGCCATCGCCCGCGCATCCTCAGCGGAAACCTCGGGCCGTGCGGCCCAATCGTACCCGCCCGCAAAATTGATCGCTGCGTCAAGGGGGCCGCGGTCAACTCGCTTTGCGCCCAGCTCGGGATACCGCTCGCGCAGCATTTTGGCGAACACCTCGGGCGCTTGTAGGTGGCCCGCATACGCCTTGGACTCGCCGAACATGTACTTGAGCCCCTTACCCGCACCTTTGGCGAGCTCGCCTAGTTTACTGGGCAGGCTCATTTCAGCGTAAGGGTCGGCGTAGTCTTGCAGCACGGGGCCGCCCTCAGCCATATTGCGGGCTTTGAACTCGCCCACGATACGCTCAACACGCTCGCGGTCGTAGCCGCTCACCACTTCACCTTGTTCGCCCAATACGCTGCGGAGCTCGGCCCCTTGGCGATGTTCTTTGAGTGGCGCGCTTTGAACGATTTACGCTTTTGGGTCATGCGGTCGGACTCACCCGACTTCGGCTTACCCGCGGTTGAGGCACCCTGCTCGCCAAAACGGATGATCCGCTCTTGGCCGTCGTAACACGCTTTGACGACGTGCGACTTGTCAGGATGCGACGG